TCTGGCGCGACTTCACCCGCGCCGAGCGCGAGAAGATGGGAGAGATCCGCGATGCGGGCTTCCGGTTCGTCATGGGCTACATGGAGACGCAGAAGGACATCGCCCTGGGCCGGATGTTCCAGGCGATTGCAGCCGACCCGGAACTGAGCAGCAAGTACCAGACCGAGGAACTGAGTGAGCAGGTTCCTGATGGCACCATCTCGGGCACCGGCGTGAAGAAATACGGCAAGCTGGCCGGCCGCTGGGTGAGCAAGGAGACCATCTCCCACCTGTCGCAGATCGAGGAATCGCAGTCCGAAGCCTTCAAGATGTACCGCAAGGCGATGGGGCTGTGGAAGGAGACCAAGACCTCTCTCAACCCGGTCGCCCACGCCAACAACATCGTGTCCAACATCACGATGGCGCACTTCGCCGGTGTTTCTTACTGGGATGTGCACAAGTACGCCAAGGCCATGCGCGACTTCGCCACCAACTCCGACGCCGTGAAAGAGGCGAAAGACGCCGGCCTGTTCCTGGGCACGGTGTCGGATGCCGAGCTGATGAACGTGCTGCCAGAAGATTTGAAGGCCATCGTTCGCCAGCAGGAAGGCGCGCTCACGAAGGTCGGAAGCAATGCCTTCAACGCGATGACGTGGTTCCTTCGCCGTCCGATGGGCGCAGCCTACCAGGCGGAGGACACGTTCTTCCGCTACCTGATCTGGAAGGATGCGCGCGATCAAGGCATGAGCGCCGAGGACGCGGTGGACTACTCGCTGCGCTACATCTTCGCCTACGATGATCTGCCTCTCAGGGCTCGGCAGATCCGGGACTTCATGATTCCCTTCTTCGCGTACACCTACAAGGCGATCCCGGCGCTGCTGCACACGGCGGCCAACTACCCGTGGCGCTTTGCGGCACCTGCGGCCGTCATGTGGGGCATCAACGCTGCGGCCTACGCCATCGCGGTCGGTGATGACGATGACGACTGGATCGAGCGCCTGCAGAAGTACCTGACCGACCCGGCCTACCGCGAAAAGGCGCGCGCCAAAGAGAAGATGGAGCGCGAGTATCTGCCTGAGTGGATGAAGGGCGAGACCATCATGAACACGCCCAAAGCGATCCGCCTGGGCATGGACGAGGTGACGAAGTTGCCGCTGTTCATCGATGTGTACCGGATGGTTCCAGGCGGCGACATGCTGGACATGAACAACAACGCCGGTGGAACGCCGTGGCTCCAGCCCTTCACCCCGAATCACCCACTGCTGACGACGTACATGGCGATGTTCGGCAACCGGGACGGTTGGACGGGCAAGGATGTCGTCGACAAGACCGACGACAGCACCGAGGCGGCCCAGAAGCGCCTGGGCTGGATGTGGCGGCAGACCGCGCCGGCACTGGCATACGGGAACTACCACTTCGAGCGCACCATGCAGGCCCTGGCGCAAGCGACGGGCAAGCCCGTGCAATGGGCGCCCGAGTTCATGGGCGGCATGGAGGCTACGGGCGTCGGCAAGGACGGCCTCCCCGTCCAGCCGAAGTACGCCGCGATGCAGACGTTCGGGCTCAAGGTTCGACCGATCGACGTGGAGATGGGCGAGATCTACGACAGCGCGGCCAAGAACAAGCTGATCCGCGAGATTGACGCCGAGATGCGCCGTCTTGGTCGCCTGAACGCGAAGGGTGCAGTGTCCGACGCGGCGTTTGACCGTGAAGCTGAGAAGGCGAACGTGAAGCGCGATCGGCTCAACGATGGCCTGACCATCGACGGCAAGCCGAAGAACTAGCGCGGCGGATCAAGCGCCGGGAACAGGTCGGACGGACCGGGGCAACTGAGCGAGGACGTTTTCAGTTCCGTGTCCCGCCAGATGAAGCACCGCTGGGACTCGACGAATCCGCTTCCATTGGCGGACGGGATGTCCAGAACCATCAACTCGCCATCGCCGTACCTGTAGGTGCGCGGCACCGGCGTTTTCGCCAAGACCTCCTGAGCCTGCGCAATACGCCGCTCGCGAGATGCCTTTGATGGGCGCGGCTCTTCCTGCCCGCACGAAGCCAGAACCGGCAAAGCCAGAAGCAAAAGCACCCGCATGACCAGAAAGTCTACACCACCCACAACCTAGAACTTCAACCATGGAGCCGATTTGATGAGCATTGAACACGCACCCGACACCGTGGCCGTGGCCGGGAAGGTGGCCAGCGCCGCCACATACGTCGGCAGTGGGACCGCATTCGTGAGCGGCGCGGCCAAGGTCTTCGGCTTCACGCAAGCCGAGTGGGCCGTGATCGGCGTCATCGGCGGCCTACTGGTGGCCGTAGGCGGCTTCATTGTCAACTGGATCTACCGGCACAAGCACTACAGGCTGGCGGTCAAGCGCGCCGGGATGGAGTCGCGCCCTGGGGGCAAGAAGTGACCACCATCTGGCGCCGCCTCAAGGGCTACCGCCTGCTGATCCTGGCCGGCGTGATGACGCTGGCCGAGGGTGCTGTGGCGCTGGGCGTCCCGCTTCCGTTCGCGGACCAGATCCCGGCGACCTGGCGCGGCGTGCTGATCGCGGCCATCGGCGCGGCGGCATTCGTGCTGCGCGTGATGGCGCAGAGGGGCGGCCGTGGCTGAAGTCCGGCGCTACTTCCCGCACATCGGCGGCGCGCTGGTGCTGTGCTCGGCCGCGCTGGTGGCGCACCTGGGTCAGTGGGAGTCCGGCGGCCGCGAGCCGGTGCTGGTGGTCTACGCCGACCGGCTGGCTGGCGGCATCCCGACGGTCTGCGACGGCATCACCCGCCACGTCACCAGCACGCCGATCATCGTGGGCGACCGCTGGACCCCGGAGAAGTGCGAGGCCGAGCGTGATGCCGCGCTGGAGCGCGTGCAGGTGGCCGTGGCCAAGTGCTTCACCCGCCTGCCGCCGCAGCCGGTCTACGACATGGCCAGCAGCCACGCCTGGAACTTCGGCGCCTCGGCCACCTGCGGCAGCGCCGCCATGCGGGCGTGGAACGCTGGCGAGTGGGAAACCGGCTGCATGCGCATCAGCCGCGACATGGATGGCCGGCCGGTGTGGTCCTACGTGCGGACCGGCAAGACGCTGCCGAACGGAAAGCCCGAACTGCGGTTCGTGCAGGGTTTGGCCAACCGCCGCGCCGACGAGACGGCCAAGTGCCTGGCGGGGGTGCAGTGATGCTGATTCCCCCCCTCTACCGCTGGGCCGCCATTGCCCTTGCCGTCGCCCTCGGCGCCCTGGCCCTGGCCGCCTGGGATTCCGCCCGCCTGAAGCGTGCCGACGCCGCCGGCTACAAGCGCGCCCAGGCCGAGTACACCGCCGCCGCGCTGCGTGAGGCCCAGGCCAACGCCGCCGAAACCGCCCGCCGACTCAAGGCCCAACAGGAGAACCAACGTGCCCAAGATGCCGCCCTGGCCCGTGCGCGGGCTGACGCTGTTCGCGCTGCTGCTGATGCTGACCGGGTGCGCGCACAAGCAGCCGACGCCGCCCGTGAGTGGAGTGCCCGCCTCGGCGATTCCCCCACTGCCGAAGACCTCGCGGCAGCCGCCGCTGCCATCCGAGTGTACACCGAGCTGCGCGGACGGGCTGTCGCAAGAGCTGAACTCCTGGCCCGCACTGCCGATGCCGCCCGCGCGGCCGGCCTCAAGTGCGAGGCCGACTATGACTCTCTGACCCCATGACCCCGCGCCAGCTCGCCGAAGAAATCGAGCGGGCCTATGACGCCCGCGACCGGGACGCGCTGCACCGCTACGTGGCCCGATTGGTGATCCTGGCTAGTGCCCAAGTGACGCCGCCGGAAGAAGATCCGCCCCCGCCTCGCACGAGCCTAGAGCCGTCCGACTGATTGTCTCCTGGCAGGCTCACAGCCTGACCATTCACGCCCTGGGGCTTCGGCCTCGGGGCGTTTTTTCGTTTCTGCGCGGATCAAGCGGAGACAGTACCCCTACCCCGTAAGAACCTACCTACCCTGCATTCAGGGGGCTTGCGGTGCCTACGGGCCTTTACCAGAGCGCCTTACCCCGATGAGGGGCTATCGGAGGCCAGTCCGCCTACCTGTGGCCACTTGCGCGCCAGAAAACCGCGATGGGCTGTCTGGGCGTGAAGGCTTGCGCCGCTTGCCACCAGCGCCCGACTGATCGGGCGGGTTCGTTCCCCTTTCGGGTGCTCTGTGTATCGCCTTTGGTTTCCTACTCGGCGCGTGCGGGGTCCACACGGGCAACCTACGCGGTCAGCGGTCTGCTGTGGGTGCGGCCGATACAAGCCCGATTCGCTGCGTCAATGCGCGCCCTGACGCTGAAACGCAAAAGCCCTGACTGCTGCGCTTCCGTGCGGGACCACTTGCCCGTCTGAGGGGCTGGAAGCGCATGAGTCAGGGCTCGCGCGCGATTGTCTTCGTGGTCCCGCACGTTGACAAGATGTGATTCTATACATACTTGCTCGACACTGCATAGAGCCTCTGCCACCGCCATGCGACAATGCCACCTGGCCCCG